ATGGACCCTTCGATTGCTCCGGCCTCCCGGGCAGCGGCGGTAACGCCGAACGATACCGCCATCGTCGGAGCCCGCGCGCTTTACATCGGCACGGCCGGTGATGTTGCCATTGCGCCGCGTCGTGACATGGATCCTGTCATCTTCAAGAGCGTGCCGGCTGGAACGATCCTGCCTGTTCATGCCGCCATCGTGGCGCTGACCGGGACCACCGCATCCAACATCATTGCGCTGTTCTGAGCCTTCCAGAAGCAGCGCCCCATGGGAAGACCGACCAAGTTCAGCCAGGCGCTGGCCGAGAAGATCTGCGAGCGCATTGCAGACAGGGAAAGCCTGCGGTCGATCTGCCGGGATGAGGATATGCCGTCAAAGTCGACCGTGCTGTCCTGGCTCGCCGACGACGATAAGGCGGCCTTTCGGGCGCGGTATGCCCTGGCCCGCGAAATCCTGGCCGACGGCTTTGTCGACGAGATGGTCGAGATTGCCGACGACCGCAGCAATGACTGGATCGAAAAGAAGAATGCGAGCGGCGAGACCACCGGCTGGCAGGAGAATGGCGAGGCCATCCGGCGTTCGCAGCTCCGCATCGCCACCCGCCAATGGGTCGCCGAGAAGCTGAAGCCGAAGAAATACGGTTCCAAGGTCGAGCCCGACCAGGGCGCCGTGACCGGCGAGGTTTCGCAGTTGCTGGAAGATATCAATGGCAAGACGCGCGGACTTCCAAACGGCAGTTGACCAGTTTTCCGACTGGCGCTGGCGGCTGAACAACCTCTATTGGATCACCGACAAATCGGGCAAACGCGTCAGGTTCGAGATGAACTGGACGCAGATGACGTTTTTCGAGCAGATGCATTACCTCAATGTGCTGCTGAAAGCCCGCCAGCTGGGTCTGACGACCTTCATTCAGATCTTCATGCTCGATGCCTGTGTCTTCAACCGGGATATCCGCGCCGGCACCATTGCCCATACGCTGGGCGACGTGCAGACGATCTTCAGGGACAAGATTAAATATCCCTATGACAATCTGCCGGATGGTATCCGCACCGCTGTGCCTGTCGTCAGAGCCAACCAGACCGAACTGCTGCTTGGTAATAATTCGAGCATTCGGGTCGGAACCTCGCTGCGCTCGGGAACGCTGCAATATCTCCATATCTCCGAATATGGAAAGCTTTGCGCGAAATATCCCGACAAGGCGAGGGAAGTCCGCACCGGCGCGCTGAATACCGTGCAGGCCGGTCAGCTGGTCTTCGTCGAAAGCACGGCGGAAGGTCAGGAAGGGCATTTCTACACGCTCTGCGACGATGCCCAGGTCAAGCAGCGCCAGGCGGCGAAACTGACCGAACTGGATTTCAAGTTCCATTTCTTTCCCTGGTGGAAGGAGCCGCAATATGCGATCGCGCCCGAAGGCGTCATCATCACTGATGCTTTCGTCAAATATTTCCGGCAGCTGGCCGAGCAGGGCATCACGCTGACCGACGGGCAGAAAGCCTGGTACGTCAAGAAGGCCGAAACCCAGCTCGGCGACATGAAGCGTGAATATCCCTCGACGCCGGCAGAAGCGTTCGAGGCGAGCGTCGAGGGAGCCTATTACGCCGATCAGATGGCGGTCGCCGACGCCGAGGAGCGCATCGGGATCTTCCCGCATGTGGAAGGTTATCCCGTCCACACCATTTCCGATATCGGCATGGACGATGCCAACAGCGTCTGGCTGTTTCAGGTGCTTCCCGGCCGTGTGCGGATGATCGGCTATTTCGAGCACACCGGCACGGGCATGGACGGCATGCTCGACGAGCTGGAACGGCGCGCCGCCGAACATGGTTATGTCTATGGCGTGCACAACATGCCGCATGACATCAAGGTCAGGGAATGGACACGCGGCGGCATGACCCGCATCGAGGTGATGCTGAGAGAGGTCAAGGCCCGCGGTCTCGGCACGGTCCGCAAGATCGAGCGCGCCTATGTCCACGACCGGATCAACGGCACGCGGCGCATCCTGGCAAAGATCGAGTTCGATCAGGCCGGCTGCATCCAGGGCATCAAATGTCTGCGGAACTACCGCAAGGACTGGGACGAGGATTTGAGCGTCTTCCGCGACGAGCCCCTGCACAACTGGGCGTCGCATGGTGCCGACGCTTTCGGGGGTCTGGCGATCATCTTCACCGGATTGGCGCCGGAACCCCTGAAGCCGCAAGTGAAGAGCCTGCCGACCTTCCAGACGATGACCTTCAACGAATTTGCCGATTCCACCCCTAGACATAGCGAGCGTGTTTGATGGAAGACGAAGCAACGGCTTTGGGGGGCGGGCAGCAATGGGACCTGGCAAAGGTCGGTGCCCGTTGGCAGCAGGAGCTCGAGCGCGCGCAGCGCTATTTCAAGTCCTGGCATGACCGCTGCGTCAAGATCGAGAAGATCTATCTCGATCAGCAGTCGGATCAGACGAGTGCGGCCAAGCGCCGGTTTCCGATGCTGTGGGCCAACACCTCGGTGCTGCAGCCGGCCGTCTATGCCAGGGTGCCGCAGCCGGTCGTCGAGCGCCGCTTCAAGGACGCCCAGCCGGTGGCGCGCATGGCCTCGGAACTGGTCGAACGTAATCTGTCCTATATGGGCGACGAAGCCGATGTCGATTCCATCATGCGGGCGGTGCGCGATGATTTCCTGCTCTGTGCCCGCGGCACGGTGTGGCTGCGCTATGAGGCCGATTTCGAACCGCTCGACATGGGTGTCCAGCCTTCCGACCCGCCGGCCAATGGTGGTTTCCCCGAAGGTCTCCTCGGCAGCCTTCCCGGCGGCATGGGCGACAATGGCGGCGCTCCGTCTGAGGTGATCAGCGACGAGCGTGTGTGCATCGATTATGTCCACTGGTCCGACTTCCTGCACTCGCCGGCGCGCCGCTGGAAGGATGTGACATGGGTGGCGCGCCGCGTTCCGATGACCGACGAGGAGATGGAGAAGCGGTTCGGCCCTGATGCGATGGCGTCGCTCCAGGCGCAAGGCGCCGGCAGCAACAAGGGCACCACCCAGACCGAGCGGGCCGAGAATGAGGGCAAGACCCATGTCTGGGAGATCTGGTGCAAGAGCGAAAACTATACCGTCTGGATCGCCGACGGCGCGCCGGTGGCGCTCGAAGTGTCGGAGCCGCCGCTGGATCTCAGCCACTTCTGGCCTTGCCCGCGCCCGGCCTATGGAACGATGTCGACGAGCTCGCTGATCCCGGTGCCCGACTATGTCTATTATCAGCAGCAATGCGACGAGATCGATCTGCTGACGAAGCGCGTCAACAAGCTGACCGATCAGCTGCGGCTGAAAGTGTTCTACCCCTCCGGCGACGGCGCGATCTCGCCGGCGATCGAGAAGGCGATGCGGCCCGAAAACGACACCGTCATGGTGCCGATCCCGGAATGGGCCGCTTTCACCGACAAGGGCGGCTCGAAAGCCATCGTGACGCTGCCGATCGACGAGGTGCAGAAGGTCATCATCGCCTGCATCCAGGCCCGCAAGCAGCTGATCGAGGACGTCTACCAGATCACCGGCATCTCCGACATCGTCCGCGGCGATACCCAGGCGTCGGAGACGGCGACGGCGCAGCGCATCAAGAGCCAGTGGGGCTCGATCCGCATCCGCGACCGCCAGTCGGAGCTTGCCAGGTTTGCCCGTGACATCATCCGCCTTGCCGGCGAAATCATCTGCGACCAGTTCCAGCCGGAAACGCTGATGCTCGTCAGCGGCATCAAGCTGCCGACCATGGCTGACAAGCAGCAGGTCCAAATGCAGATGCAGCAGATGCAGATGGCGGCGCAGCAGGCCGCAGCTCGTGCCCAACAGATGGGTCAACCGGCACCGCCGCCGCCGCAGATGCCGCCACAGCTTGAGCAGATGATGCAGCAGCCGACGATCGACGAGGTGGTGCAGCTCTTGCGCAATGACAGCATTCGCGGCTTCCAGATCGATATCGAAACGGATTCGACGATCGAGCCCGACGAAGACGCCGAAAAGCAGCGCCGCATGGAATTCGTGCAGATGATCGGCGGCTTCCTGCAGCAGGCCGGCGCCATGGCGCAGCAGAACCCGATGCTGGTGCCTGTGATGGTCGAGACACTGCTCTTTGCCGCCCGCGGCTTCAGGGCCGGCCGCCAGCTCGAAAGCACGCTGGAGCAGGTCGGCGCCCAGCTCTCCGAGGCGGCGACCGCGCCAAAACCGCCGGAGCCGCCGGCCGAGCAGATGATCAAGCTGAAAACGGCTGAAGTGAAGGCCGGCGCCGAACAGCGCAAAGCCGAGCTTGGCGTCGCCCAGGCCGAGATCGAGCATCGCGCCGTGATGGAACAGGCGCGCGGTGAGGCGGCGGCGCAGGCCTTGCAGCAGTTCCAGGCGCAACAGCCTGCCTATCAATGATTGGGGTTGAAGCATGAGAGAACGCTATTGCCGCGTCTGCGGCGGCTGGCACCAACTCGACGAGTGGCCGCACAACTGCATGCCGGTAAAGAGCCAGGCGCGGTCCGATCTGCCGGCGCCGCATTTCGTCAGCGACGCCATCGATATCCAGTCGATGCATGACGGAAGGCATTACACCTCGAAAGCCAAGCTGCGCTCCGCCTACCGGGCGGCCGGCGTGGTCGAGATCGGCAATGAAAAGCCGCAACCGATCGAAAAGCCGAAAACGGATCGCAACGAGATCCGCAAGGAGCTGCGGCGGGTTCACGCCGAATACAACGCCTAGAACCAACCGCTCTAACCTTTTGTTTTTACGGGCATCAATCCCCGACAAAGGAACTTTCCGACATGGATATGGAAGACCTGAACGAGGCCGGCAACGGCAGCGAAGATTTTGGCGCGTTCGACGATAAGCCGGTGAGTATCCGCGACAGCCTGAAAGCGGCGATCGACACCGTCGAGGGCAATGGACCGGGCGATATGCCCGGCCAGCCGCGCGATGGGGAAAACGGCCGCTTTCTGGCCAAAGGGCAGGAGCAAGCCGCCACAGCGGCGAGGGCAGGGCAGCCGCCCGCCGCAAACGCCGCTCAACAGACGCCACAAACACACACCCAGATGCAGACCCGTGAACAGCCCGCAAGCATCGGCAGCCGGGTTCCTCCCGGCTGGTCGGCGGAAGCCAAGGCGCAATTCGGAAGCCTTCCGAGTGAAGTGCAGGCGGCGATCGCCAAGCGGGAACAGGAGGTCGATAACGGCTTCCGCGTCCTGCAGGATTACAAGGGGCTCGAGGAGTTCACGCCGCTCATCCGCCAGGCCGGCAAGACCCATGCCGATGTCATGCGCCGGGCGATCGACTGGGAAAAGGCGCTCATCCACGACCCCGTCAACACCGTCGTTCACGTCGCCAGGATGGCCGGGGTCAATCTTCATGCCCTCGTCAATGGCCAGATGGGGGAGGTCCTGCAGCGCAATCCGCAGCAGGCCCGATCCCAGCAAGGAGGGCCGCAGCCTCGATCCATCAATGTCGAGGCAACGGTCGAACACGTTCTCAGGAAAAGGGACACCGAAACTCAAGTCGATGCCTTCCTTTCCGACCCGGCAAACGCGCACGCCGATGATGTGCTGGACGACATGATCGCCCTTATCAACGCAGGGCGGGCAACGTCACTCCAGGACGCCTACGACGCCGCATGCTGGATGCGCCCGGACATTCGCCAGCAGTTGATCAGCCAGACTGCGCCGGCGCCCGTCCGAGAACAGCAAGCCCAGAGGGCAGCAGCGGCAGATCAAGCCCGCCGCGCCTCGCGATCCATCTCTGGATCTTCCGCGCCGGGCCCGACTCGCGATGCGGCAAGAGGCCAGCCCACTTCAATCCGAGACTCGCTTCGCGACGCCATGCGCTCCGCGCGCGGTCAAGTTTGATCAAAGGAATGATCAATGCCCATTTCGCCCAACCTCTCTGAAATCGTGACCACGACGCTGCGCAACCGCAGCGGCACGGTCGCCGACGACGTGACGAAGAACAACGGTCTTCTCACCCGTCTGAACAGCCGCGGCCGCAAGAAGCCCATCTCCGGCGGCCGCACCATCGTTCAGGAACTGCAGTACCAGGAAAACAGCACCTTCAAACGCTATTCCGGCTACGATATCCTCAACGTCCAGCCCTCCGACGTCATCACCGCGGCCGAATACGACCTCAAGCAGGCCGCGGTCGCCGTCTCGATGTCCGGCCTCGAACAGCTGCAGAATTCAGGCGAGGATGCGATCCTCGACCTGCTCGAGCAGCGCATCGAGAATGCCGAAACCACGCTGAAGAACAACATCGCGCTTGACTGCTATTCCGATGGCACGGCCGATGGCGGGCGTCAGATCGGCGGCCTGCAGCTCTTGGTCTCGACCTCGCCGACGTCTGGCACCGTCGGCGGCATCTCGCGCGCCACCTGGGGTTTCTGGCGCAACCAGAAATTCTCGGCCTCGGCCGACGGCGGCGCCGCCGCCACGAACGCCAACATCCAGAGCTACATGAACCGGCTCTACATGTCCTGCGTTCGCGGCTCCGACGCGCCTGATCTTGTCGTCGCCGACAACAACTTCTTCCGCCTCTACTGGGAATCGCTGCAGGCAATCCAGCGCATCACCTCGGCGGACAAGGGCATGGCCGGCTTCCAGTCGCTGCAGTACATGGGCGCCGACGTGATCTTCGACGGCGGCTTCGGCGGCGGTGCGCCCCTCAACCAGATGTTCTTCTTGAACACCAAGTATCTGTTCTACCGCCCGCACCGCGACCGCGACATGGCTCCGATCGGCGACGAGCGCATGAACACCAACCAGGACGCCTTCGTGCAGCTGATGGGCTTCGCCGGCAACCTCACCATGAACAACGCCTTCCTGCAGGGTGTGTTGTTCGCCTGATCGTCAACGAAAGGAAAAGCAAATGTCGGTCGCAACAATCCAGTCCGATCGTCTTGGCGCGAACCCGTTCGTCGTCGAAGGCCCAATCGTTTCCGGCTCCGGTATTCCGGGCCCGAACTTCTCCCTCGGCGCTGTCGCCGGCGGGGACCGCGAATCAGAATGGGTCTATTGCCAGCTCGTGCTGGCCTCGCAGACGACCCTTCAGCCCGGCCAATGGTTCCAGTGGACCAGGGACTATGTCGCGTCGCTGCTGACCACGGCGGCCGCCGTCGTCGGCCAGCGCTGCGGCGTCTTCTCCGGCGCTGCCCAACCCCCGACGCTGACCGGCGGCCCGGTTGGCGCCATCACGCTTGCAGCAGGCACCTATTACATCTGGCTGCAGCGCAACGGTCAGGCGCCGTCGCAGGTCGCAACCGCAACGGCGGCCCTCGTCGTTGCCGAAACCACCACCACGGCAGGCCAGGCGAGTGCCCCGGCCTCTGCCACGGCAACCACCAAGGCCATCGCCAACGTCAACTTCGCGGCGGCCAACCAGACGTTTGCCGCAACCACGGTCAACGGCTCCGCCCTGCTGACGAGCCTTTCCGGCCTCAACGCCGGTTCCGGCCCGTTCATAGGGGCCGCTGTATCGGGCACGGGTATCCCGGGCGGCACGACGATCTCGGGCATCACCTACAGCCCGAATGGCGTCGTCCAGAGCATCACGCTCTCGGCCAACGCCACCGCCAACGGCACTGGTATCACCATCACCGCGACGGGCGTGCTCGAAGCAACGCTGATGCGTCCGTTCCTGTCGAAGGTGAACTAGACCCAAAGCAAACCACGGGCGCTTCGGCGCCCGTTTTTCTTTCCCCGCCATCAACAGCGAGACAGCACAATGCCCGACAACAATACCGGAATTTATGCCTCCTTCAGCCTCGAACCGGTCGAACAGACCTTTCTAACGGAGAAGGAAGGCCGCCCGATCTTCGCCGACAAGGAATTCGTCCGCATCTTCATCTCGGGCGACAAGCACACCGAAGTCTATCGCGAGGTGACGGAGAACGACAAACAGCGCTTTTCCGACGCCTACAAGCGTTTCAAGGAAGGCGCGGCCGCCCGCGAGCAGCTGACCGGCACGCCGCTGGCGCAATGGCCCTATCTCAAACCCAGCCAGATCAAGGAGCTGGAGGCGGTCAACATCTACACCGTCGAGCAGCTCGCAGCACTCTCCGACACCGTCAAGCAGAAGATCGGCATGGGGGCGAACGAGCTCGTCGCCGCCGCCCGGGCCTATCTGGCAACCGCCGAGAACTCCAGCGCTGCCTCGGCCTTTGCGGCCGAAAACGAGCGGCTGAAGGGCGAGGTGACGCGCCTGCAGGAGCAGATGAGGGAGATGGCCACCCGCTTCGAGGCGCTCGAAAACGAACGCCCAGGCAGCAGCCAAGCCGGCAACAAGTCCCGCGGCCGCGCCGCCGCCTGAACCGGAGATCCCGCACATGTCGCTCCTGACCATCATTCAGAACGTCTGCGCGGAAATCGATCTCGATCCGCCGACGGCCGTCATGTCCTCGGCGGATCCGCAGATCATGCAACTGCGCATCCTCTCCACCCGCGCCGGCCGCGACCTGATGCGCGAGCATGACTGGTCGACGCTGATGGCGCAGCGGCAATTTACAACGACGGGCGCAAATCCGGAGCCGGCCGAACCGCCCGGCGACTGGGACCGCTTCGTTGCCAATTCGAAGATCTGGAATGCCTCGCGCCTCTGGTCGCTCAATGGCCCTGTTGAGCCGCAGAGCTGGCAGCGTAACACCGTCCTCAATTCAAACCCGGTTCCTCAGATCTGGCGCATGTTCGGCGGCAAGCTCGACCTCTACCCCAACGCTCCAGGCGAGACGATGGAATACGCCTATATCTCGGGCTTCTGGGTGGCGGTGAATGGCGGCACGACCACTGCCGGCACCTGGGCGAACGATACGGATACGGCCCGTTTCCCCGAAGATCTTCTCGAGCTTTCGCTGATCTGGCGCTGGAAGCGGGCAAAGGGCCTCGATTATGGCGAGGAGATCGCCAGTTTCGAACGATCCAAGGAAGCTGCCATCGGCGCCGATCGCGCCGCAAGCCCCGTCGACCTCTCCCTGCCGGCAAGGGGGCAGGCGCCCGAGAATTATTGGCCCGGCACCATCACGGTTCCAAACCCATGACCCGCAGACCTGTCCCTCAAAACGGGCGCACCCGCCGCGTTTCGCCAAGCAAAGACTGGGTCGCGCCGATCGGCGGCTGGCGAACCGATGTCGAGATGGCGGATATGCCCGCGGATGCGGCGTTCCAGCTCGACAATTTCTTTCCCGAGGCAAACCGCGTTCGCGCCCGCTATGGCTTCCTGGGTTTCGCCACCGGTCTTGGCGCCGACGTGCAGACGGTCATTCCCTATTCGGGGGTCAGCAACCGGCTCTTTGCCGCCGCCGGAGGCAAGATCTTCGACGTGACGGCGGGCGGCGCCGTCGGTGCTCCCGTCGTCTCCGGCATGGCAAGCGCCCACTGGTCGGTGCAGCAATATACCAACCCGGCCGGCCAGGAGTTCCTGCGCCTCGTCAACGGCCTCGACACGCCGCTGCTCTTCAACGGCACCGCCTGGACGAACAACTTTCTGGTGGGGACGGCAACGCTCGCCACCCAGAACGTCGCCGTCCGAAACACGCCCTATACGCTGAGCTTCTTCGGCACCGGCTCCGTCACCCTTTCCGGCGCCTTCACCGGCACGCTGAACGGAACGGGCGTCAACAACCGGGTGTCACTCACCTTCACGCCGGCGGCCGGCACGCTTGTCGTCTCCGTTTCGGGAACGGTCAGCAATGCGCAGCTTGAAAAGGGCGCGGTCGCGACACCTTACGTCCCCTCGACGATGATATCAGGCATTCCGGACGCCTCGCTGCTGATCGCGGTGACGGCCTATCGCTCGCGCCTCTGGTTTATCGAGAAGAATTCGACCAATGTCTGGTATCTCGCCACCGACGCCGTCAGCGGCGCGGCGACGGTTCTGCCGGTCGGCGGCAACATGAAATATGGCGGCACGCTGGTGGCGATCAACGTCTGGACCATTCCGGTTTCCACAGGCCTGCAGCAGTGCCTGGTGCTGATCTCCTCGGAAGGCGAGGTGATCGTCTTTCAGGGGTCCGATCCGTCGAGTGCTTCCAATTGGGGGCTGATCGGCACCTTCAAGCTCGGCCGTCCGCTTGGCACCAATCGATGCCTGCTCTCCGTCGGCGCCGATCTCGCGATCATGACGACGGATGGCATCGTGCCGATCACCAAGGCCGTGCAGCTCGACCGCGGCGCCACCAGCCTCGGCGCAATCACCGCCAAGATCGGCCCGACCTGGCGGGAAACCGTGGCCGCGATCGGCACGACGTCACAGGAGTGGCAGCTTTCGAGCTTCCCGGCGCGGCAGATGGCGATCGTCAACCTGCCGTCCTCCTTCGGCCCCTATCAATATGTGATGAACACCGAAACCGGGGCCTGGTGCCGTTTCGTCGGCATGCCGGCCTCCTGCTGGGCGACATGGCAGGACCGGCTGTTCTTCGGCGCGGGCGACGGCACGGTCTATGAGGCCGAGGTCGGCGCCAACGACAATGGCGTGGCGATCGACGCGCTGATGGTCGGCGCCTGGAGCCGCTATGGCGACGGGCTCTCGACCAAGCTCTCGAAGCTGATCGGGGTGACGGCGCAGATCGGGGTCTCGACGCTGATGTATGCCGGGATCTCCGTGGACTATCAGACCAAGATTCCGACAGCACTTCTGTCCTCGGTTGAAAACAACGCGGCGGCGAAGTGGGGAACGGCGATCTGGGGTGTCGCGAAATTCCCCGGCATTTCGCTCGTCCGCAAATTCGCCTCCGCCGGTGGCGCAGGTTCGGCCTTGGCGCCGACGATCCGCGCGCTGATCTCCGGTTCGTCGGGCTCGGTCTCCGAGGCGGCGGTGGTCGGCGGCTCCGTGCTTTACGAAAAGGGTGCGCCGATTTGATCGTCTCCGAACCGCGCGAGGAGATCGCGGCCTGGGTCGGCAACAGGATCGGGGTCACCTTCCATCCGCCTTACACCACGCTCGCCCATGTCGACCGCGGCCGGATCATCGCCGGCTTCGTCTTCAATGTCTGGACCGCGCATGACGTCGAGGTCTCGCTTGCCGCCGATCGGCTGACGCTGACGCTGATGCGATCGGTCTTTCGCTATGTCGTGCATCAGCTCGGCTGCCGCCGGGCGACCGCAAGGACCCGCGCCGACAATGTCGAGGCCCAGACTGTTCTGGCGCGATTGGGCGCCCGGCTGGAAGGCCGCCAGCAAGCCTATTTCGGCGACTGCGACGCGCTGCTTTACGCAATCATGAAAGAGGATTTTCCCTATGGTCTCCACGCCGAAGGCCCCGAAGGCGCCTGATCCGACACAGACCGCAGCGGCGCAGACGGCCACCAACGTCGACACCGCCATCGCCAATGCGGGGCTCAGCCACACCAACCAGTACACGCCGGATGGTTCGCTGGAATACAAGGTCAGCGGCTACCAGACGATGACGGACCAGACCGGCAAGACCTATCAGCTGCCGACCTATTCGGCCTATCAGACCTATTCGCCGCAAAACCAGGCGATCTACAACCAGACGCAGCAGACCCAGCTCGGCCTTGCCAAACTCGCCAACGACCAGACCAACAAGATCTCTGGCGTGCTCGGCACCAATGTCGATCTCAGCGCCGGCAATGTCGACAAATATGTCAACGATCACTGGCAGTCCGGCTTCAACAACCAGTGGGACCGCGATCAGGCAAGCCTCGATCAGAGCCTTGCCGACAAGGGCATCTCGATGGGCTCGGCCGCCTATAACAATGCGCTACGCGATTTTTCGACGCGCAAGCAGGCCGCCTCCGACCAATATCTCGGCGACATGTATTCGAATGCCCAGAACTCGATCCTGACCGAGCGGAACCAGCCGCTGAACGAGATTTCGGCGCTGATGTCGGGCTCGCAGGTCCACCAGCCGAGCTACGTCAACACACCGACGACGCAACTGCCGACCGTCGACCAGGCTGGCCTCATTAATGAGAACTACAATCAGCAGATGGGCCAGTACAATCAGCAGCTAGCTAAGTCGAATGCGGCGATGGGCGGCCTGTTTGGACTCGGCTCGTCGCTGCTTGGTGGCTGGGCTATGGGATCAGACCGGCGGCTGAAGGAAAATATCAAACGTGTCGGCACGCTTGATAACGGCCTGCCGGTCTACTCCTTCCGGTACAAGAAGGGCGGCCCGGTGCAGATCGGCCTCATGTCGGATGATGTGCGCGAGGTTCACCCGGAATCGGTGTTCGAGGATGCCGATGGGTTCGATCGCGTCGATTATGAAAAGGCGGTGGTGTAATGGGCTTCTTATTCGGCGGGGATACCGGCAAGACGCAGGGCGACCTGAGCGACCAGCGCAAGCGGCTGGCTTACGCCATGCTGCAGCAGAGCACGGATACGAGCCCGATCCAGTCCCCGTGGGAAGGGGTCGCGGGCCTTGCCGAGGGCGGGCTCGGCGGTTTGGCGATCCGCCGGCAGCGGCAGGAGCCGCAGGCGGGTGGCGCCGCGCTTTCGCCCCCCGCGGCGACCTCTCCCGGCTTCCTGTCGTTGCTCTTCGGCGGCGGACCAGTGCGCCGGACCGGCGGCTGAAGCAAGGCATTAGGCGCGTCCGCACGCTGGATAACGGCCTGCCGGTCTATGCCTTCCGATAAAGGACTGCGGCCCGACCCAGATCGACCGGATGTCCGACGATGTGCGCAAGATTCATCCGAACGCGGTGTTCGAACAGACGGTTTCGACCGCGTCGATTACGAAAGGGCAGTGGGCTCATGTCATTAAAGTCATTCATTTTCGGCGGCGATACCGGCCAGAAGCAGGACGACATCAGCGATCAGCGCAAGCGGCTGGCGCAAGCCATGCTGGAGCAGGGCTTGGAGACAAGCCCGGTGCAATCCCCCTGGCAAGGGGCTGCGCGTCTCGTCCAGGCGCTGATGGGCGGGCTGGCGATCCGCAGGCAGGAGCAGCAGGCGAGGGACGATGGTGCCGCGGTGCCGGCTGGCGAGCCTGGCGACTTTCCCTTTGCTCCGCTGCCTGACAGCGGCCCAGTTCCGCCGCAGAGACCCTATCTCGATCGGCTGGTAGCGGCAGACGATAGCCGCGGACAGCCGATGGCGCCAGCCGCTCAGCCTGGCGACGATGTCTTCGGCCCGCTGCCTGACAACGGACCCGTTCCGACGCCGAGGCCCTATCGTGACCCGATGATCACGACCGATGATCGCCCCGAACAGCCGATGGCACCGGCCGCTCAGTCTGGCTATAATCCCTTCGCTCCGCTGCCGGACAGCGGTCCTATTCCGACACCGAGACCAGCGTACCGCAACCCCGCTGGGTCGGCCCCTCAGCCCGTCGACGGCAATGTCTATGACGGCTTCATGCGCACGGTGAAGACCAAGGTCTCGAACCCCTATGCGCTCGCCGCCATTGCTTCGACGGGCCAGTCGGAAAGCAGCTTCTCGGCCAAGAGAGCCAACAGCTCCTGGTCCGACCCGAGTCAGAGCGGGAAGCAAGGCACCTCCGGCGGCATCATGTCGTGGCGCGATACCCGCCTGCAAAAGCTCTACAACTTCGCTACTGCCAAGGGCGAGAAGCCGGGTGCGATCAGCCCGCAGACGCAGGCTGAGTTCTTCCTGCAGGAAGATCCCCGCCTGATCGCCAGGCTGAACGCCGCAAGATCGGTCGAGGAAGCGCAGAGCCTGATGAATAGAGCCTGGCAATTTAAAGGCTACGATCAGCCGGGGGGCGAGGCTGCCAAGCGGCGCGCGCGAGCAGAGGCCTTTCTGCCGCAGTTCATGACCGCAGGCGCCGATCCGTCGTTCATCGCCATGCCTGACGCAGATCCTTTCGCTCCGCCGGCCGACATACCCATTCCGACGCCCAGACCTCGCGACCCGATGTTGACGACGGATTATCGCCAAGACCAGCGAATGGCGCCCGAACAGCCTGACGACGATACGTTCGCTCCGCTACCTGACAACGGCCCCATTCCGACGCTGAGACCGGGATATCGCGATCCACAGGTGACGACGGACGATCGTCAAGGACAGTCTGCGGCGCCGGCCACGGGTGGTGGCGCGGCCACATCCGCAAACGATGGGGCAGAGCTTAAAACCATTCTGTCCGATCCCGTTCGTCGCGCCGAGCTGCCGCCCGGCATGCGCAACAACAATCCCACCAATCTCAAATACGCCGGGCAGCATAGGCCAGGGATCATCGGCCCTTCCGACAACACTGACCAGGGCGATCCGCAAGTCGTCTATGCGACACCCGAAGCGGGCATGGAGCACAATGTCTGGCAGATCATGAAGAAGTATCGAGAAGGCATGCTGACGCCGAACCAGATTATCGCTGGAAAAAGGGGATGGACGCCTGACTCTTTTACGGCGGCTGCCAACATCGCGCGATTCATGGGCATTGACCCTGACGATGACCTGCGCCTGACCGACCCGGTCATGGCAAAGAAGTTTCTTCGCGCCCTCATCACGCAGGAGCAGGGAACATCGGGCGCTCTTTATCCCGACAGCATGATTGAAGCTGCGATCGCGGCACAGCCGGCTACGACCGCACATGCCGTCGCTACGCCGCCGGCCAATGTGCCCATTCCCACGCCGAGGCCGGATCTTGACCCGCGGGGTGCGAAGGACGATCGCCGCGGACAGAACGGGGCGCCGGCCGCCTTTGGCAAATCGGCCGCGCTCGTACGCGCGCTACTTGCTCGGCAGCAAAGTGGCCTCTGGTAGGAACGCATCTAAACATTCCTAAGATTTTGCAGCACACATCAATGGCCTCGCGATGCGCGGGGCCTTTTCTTCGGAGACGATGAATGCCCAGAAACCCCTCAACCGGCGTCTATTCCAAGCCCGCCGGCACGACACCTTCCGTCGGCCAGGTCATCGACCCCGTGCCGTGGAACGCACTGACCACCGACCTCGGCAACGAAATCACCAACTCGCTGCCGCGTGATGGCTCGGCGCCGATGGTCGCGCCGATCAAGGCCGCAAACGGAACGGTTTCCGCGCCCGGTGTAGGCTTCGCCTCCAACCCGCAGACCGGCCTCTATCTGAAAGGCGGCGGCCTGCTCGGGTTCACGCAGAACGGTGTAGACACCAGTTTTGACCCTGCACTCGTCTATACCGAAAGGACCGACAACTACACCGCGCTGGCAAGCGACAAGGGCGCCTATGTCCGCTTCACCGCGGCAGGAAAGACGCTCACATTCGACGATAGCGCCGATCTCGGCAAAGACTGGCACATCACCGTCCTGGCCGACGGCGTGAGCGTCAATGTTGCGCCGAGCGGATCAGACACGATCAACGGCGCAGCGACTTTCACCGTTCCCGACGGCTATGCCATCAAGTTCGTGTGCTCGGGAACCGCCTTCTATTGCGAAGAACTGAATGCGAGGTTCGACTTTTTCCTCGATTGCGTCCCTGCATGGGTCAACAGCACGACAATTTCGTTTTCAGCAGGAGTTGGCTTTTTCGGCGGCAAGCAGCAGATGCTACCCGCATACACAAAGGTGCTCAACGCCGCGTTCGCGGCAGGCAATAATGCCGGTATGCTGGATACAGGAGCGGTGCAGGCCAGCAAGACGTATGTTCTTTTTGCCATTCGGAACACAACGACGGGAGAGAGCGACTACATGGCTTCTCTCAGTCTGACGCCTGCCGCTCCGCCCGGATGGGAAAGGCTTTCCGGCAGCCGGGTCGGCATCATTCTCACCAACAGCTCCGGTCAGATCAACCAGTTCGTCCAGGACGGCAACTGTGTCTATATGGGTAATAACCTCGCATTCAGCTCCACCGGCACAAACACTCCTCCTACGCTCTTCACCCTGCCGGTTTGCCCCGTTGGTCTCTCTGTGGATGCCTATCTGGATCTGGAGGCCAGCGGCCAGCAAAACAGCGATGTCATCGCTTATTGGGCGAACGCGTCCAGCGTCAATGCGATAGTAGTACGTCTACGATGCTGGGGGCCAAGTGGTGTCAACTCTAACGGCACCATGACGTCTCCGGGATTTGTGCGGACGAACACCTCTGCTCAGGTTTATCGCTATTTTGACAGAGCAGGGACCGGTACCTGCACGGGTTATATCCGCGGCTGGCGCGACTGGCAATCCAGAAGGCTTTGGGGTTGACCGTAGCTACAGGCGATAGATTGAAACAGTGGCATTGCTCGAGTGCCGCCAACGGGACATCACGTTGATGCCCCGCGACGAAGCGACCATAGACATTTGGGATTCTTCGGTCTTTACCAGGAGTTGTATCGCCTCGACAGGTAGGCCGGCCTCCTCGGTGGCGCAGTTGCTGCCGAGTATAGCACCAGAATAACAGTCATCCTATTTTAGCGCATCAAGCCAGCGATGGAGGGAGGAACCGTCCAGGATCGCTTTCGTCAGATATGTAGACCCGGCCAAAGTCAGATGCCCATAGTCCCATGCCACCAGATCGTCATGTCCGTCGCCAAGTCTTGTCAGGCATCCCTCCTGGTTGCAAAGCACATCAAAGGCTGAGAAATACTCGATCCCCATCATTTCAGCTCGCTTCTTAAGGTCCTGATCCACCTGTCCAATATCATCGTTTAATTGGGAATGAAGACGATAAGGCACTTTGTGGCTGGGGTCAGAAAGATACGCGTCCAGAAGGATTTTTGGTAATGAAGGGCGCCAGTTGGGAACGGGTCCAATCAGCAGAACTCGCTGGGCGCCACTTTCCCGCGCCTTGGCGATCGTTTCTTCCAGTCGAGCGTAGTCGGGGCTGGCCGCGTATTTCGGCCAGTCGGCGGATATTATCACCACCGCGGGTTTGGCGCGTGCTATCTCCGAAATTCCGAAGTCGCTGAGTGCTGGGCAGTTTGATCTTCCGACGGAATTGAAACCGAGCACAGGCGGGCACGAGGCCGCATTCAATTGAGCCAGCGGTATCGCACCTGCCTCAGCAATCTTTCTCAAGCCTGGGTAGAGATGCGCGGCATGTGAATCTCCCCACAGGAGGATGCCACGCGACAAGTTAATATCCTTGGCACATTGTTCCGCAAAATCACCCTGTCCCTGGTCTGGGCGAAGAAAGCAGGTGCTTACCCGATACTGATTTGCGTATTGAGGGTATCGGTAGTCCGCCAGATCTCGAACCACTGCAGGGAATCGAGTAGGTATTCCTCCTAAAGCGACTGTGGCGGCCCCGAGGCCAGCTGTTACGATGGCTCCGGCAGTCAGGATGCTAACAGAGCGCTTCCTCAGATAACCAAATCGAAATGGCCACTCCAGCACCCAGTATGTCGCCCAGGCCAGTCCGACGCTTGCAACAACGATTAACATTTTGACCTGAAGCGTCAGTTCACCCCGGCTCACGATCCTTGCGAATGCCAGGAGCGGCCAGTGCCACAGATAGATCGGATAACTGATCAGGCCTACGTAAACGGCGCCACGGCTACCGAGGATACGACGATTGACGATCGCATCCCTGCCGGCAAAGATGATTAGCGCGGCACCTAAGGTCGGCAGCAGCGCTAACCACCCCGGAAAATGACTGGCTGGACCGATCGAAGTTACCGCGGCAATGATCAGCGCAAGTCCAAAGCACGAGCAGACGTGAGCCACCAAACGAGAAGGCTGGCCATATCCGGCTACGGCTAAGAGCGAGCCCATCGCCAGTTCCCAAATTCGCCCATACGGCAGGAAAAAGGCCTGAGTGGGATGAGCGTCGGTGGCCCATATATTCAAAGCGAAGGACGTTAGGATCAGCGCGTAAACAGTGTAGGTCAGATTGAATTTCAATTTGTAGGCTATTATCATTAAAGGCGGCCAGAAGAGGTAGAATTGTTCCTCGACTCCGAGTGACCAAAGATGAAGAGCGGGCTGAACGTCGGAGGCGGCCGCGAAATAATCAGTCGTAAGCCAGAAGTGGAAGTTGGCGAAAAAAGCCATTCCCGCAAAGGTCTGTCGGCCCAGTGACATTAACTCGTCCGCGGTCAGAAGCCACCAACCAGCAATCCAGGTTGCAACCAACACCGTTATCAGCGCGGGGAATATGCGCCGGATTCGCCTGGCATAGAATTCTTGAAAACTGAACCGATGCCGTTCCAAGCTCTCCCGAATGATGGATGAAATCAGGTAACCGGAGATGACAAAAAAGATGTCAACGCCAACGAACCCGCCTGGAAGCCAAGAGCTATCGGCGTGAAAGAGCACAACTGAAAGAACAGCAATGGCTCTCAGGCCGTCAATATCAGATCGGTATTTGGAAACTTGGTTTCTTGGCTGGTGCACTGTCGAGATTCGCCGCCTGCTTGCTCTCTACGTGGATAGTTGCAAGCGAGCGATCTGCCAAGCCTTCAGCTCCTCAAACCTATTCACCCGCGGCGCTGGTGCCGAATTCTACACTGCCTTTCGCAGGATCGTTCCAATGACTATCCATAAAAATGCACAGCTGACATCGTTGTGTCGAGAAATAGCGTCGCCGTTCTCGGCGGTACGCTATCGTTGCGATCGGCACTTCTCTTGGAGTATTAGCTGAACAACCGCATCATCGGCAACATAGGCAGCAGCAACACGCTGACGGGGGGAGTCGGCAATGATATCATCACCGGTAGTATATTGGCAGCAGATGTCTTCGTCTATTTGCCGGGGCCATGACACGATCACAAATTTCGGCGCAAGTGGCAGCGGTCATGATGTTATCAGGATCGATGATAGCGTCTTTTCAGATTGGGCGTCGCTTCTTGCCGCATCGAGCCAGTCTGGCAATGATACGATCATTACGGCCGACGCCGACAACACCATAACACTTCAGAATATCCTCCTATCGAGCCTTCAGTCGGAGGACTTCTAGTTTGCGTGATCTTGCTCAAACTTCCCCGGCAGAAAAACCTGCCGGGGAAGGGTGGCTGCATCCACCGGCGGTCTGCTTTCCCCGACCAGGCCGCGTCGAGAAAAGGGGGAAGCCCAGGCTTCCAGCCCTTTACCGTGCATCCACTTCGTAAAGCCAGATTACCGTCTGGCCATTTGCAGTGGTCCGATCCTCGATGACGGCGAAGCCTGCTTTTATCAACTCGGATAATGCGCCCTTGGACAGCACGATTGTCCAGTTCAACTTGGCCATCTCGTCTGCGCTCATCCCAACTCGATTTGAGACATGGCTGACGACCAAATAGCTGCAGTGGTCCCGAAGATGGCGCAACACAGATTGTAGGTCGGAGATGTATTCAAGCACTCCTAGAAGAGCGATAACGTCATATCGATCCTGCAGCTTGTCCTTCCTCAGATCAAATGGCGTTATTTCCTTCCTCTGTGGGTGTAGGTCAAACCCGCGATAAGTGAACCCGGCCTTTTTGGAGGCGACTGACGTTGCCCCCAAGTTTTATCCAGTTTTGAGTTCGCTTCAGCGGTTTTGGGTTGCTGTATTCTGGGCGGTAGCGGCGTGAAGCGGTGCGGAGCCGTTCCGGCTGCGTAGCGCCGCATCACGTCGCGGGTTGATTGTCTGAGCGAACTCGGCAGGTGTCATCCATGCGAGTCCAGAGTGTGGTCGATGATCGTTGTAATCGCTGCGCCAGTTTGAAAGCGCTGATCGAACATGGGTCAGTGACGAGAAGAGCGTTTCATTCAAGAACTCGTCTCGCAGCCGCCCATTGAAGCTTTCGATGAAGGCATTCTGGATCGGTTTGCCAGGCGCAATGTAATGCCATTCCACCTTGGTCCGATCCGTCCACTGCAGAATCGCGTTGCTGGTGAACTCGCTGCCATTGTCGCTGACGATCATTTTTGGCTTGCCTCGTCTCTCGATGATCCGGTCCAACTCACGGGCAACCCGCAAGCCGGAAAGGGACGTATCCGCAACGAGGGCCAGGCATTCTCTGGTGCAATCGTCGACAACCGTAAGCACCCGGAATCTGCGACCATCTGTGAGCTGATCCGACACGAAGTCCAGTGACCAGCGATCGTTGGCGGCCAGCGGGATCAGCATCGGTGCTCGTGTGCCTATCGCTCGTTTCCGTCCACTGCACTTGCGCACCGTCAGCTTCTCCTCCCGATAGAGCCGGAAGAGCCGCTTGTGGTTCACAAGGTGACCCTCACGCCTCAGCAACACTGAAGGCGTCGGTATCCAAAGCGGCGGCGCTCATGGGCCAACGCCTTCATTCGCTCGCGAAGGTCATGGTCATCGCTGCGCCTGGTTTCGTAACGAATCGTCATCCGGCAAAAGCCGATGGCTTTACACGCCCGCCGTTCGCTCATCTGGTGGCGATCCATCAAATGAGCGACAGCTTTCCGCCTTGCTGCGGGCGTCACCACTTCTTTCCCAAAAGGTCTTTCAAAGCGGCATTGTCGAGCATGGCGTCTGCCAGTAGCCGTTTCAATTTCGTGTTCTCGTCTTCCAGCGTCTTCAGCCTCTTGGCTTCGGATACGTCCATGCCGCCGAACTTGGCCTTCCACTTGTAGATGCTCGCATCACTGACACCGTGCTTGCGGCAAAGCTCCGAGACCGGCGTGCCCGCCTCGTGCTCCTTCAGAATGCCGATGATCTGTTCGTCTGTAAAACGGTTGCGCTTCATTCCCTGGTCCTCTCAATAGGCCAGAGCTTACTTCAAAATGGATTATTTCAACGGGGCAAGGTCACACTTATACCACCAGGAAATTCAGCGGACCCACGTAAGGTGGGGTTGACTTGCAATTGTGGATGGAGAACGGTCGGCCCACTATCGAACCGGGGCCATGCATGAATCTCATTGATCTGATTAACCGCAGTGATAAGCGCCTGACGTCGAAAGGAGACTGGCGTCAGATAAAGGCTCGATACGATGAGAATATCTGGCGTGCCGTCGAGTTTGCAAACGAAGCAGCTTTCACAATAAGCGGCATCGATAAGGTCTATCGACTTGCGGCTCTTCCGGATGAAATCGGCTGGTTTGTACGGCTCCGCAAGGTTGCCAAGGCCTCATTCTTCACAAGCGCCAAGGTGAAAATCCGCTTGGAGAAGCATGGGAGGAAGATGGCCGACAAAAGCTTCAGGTTCGATACATCGGCGGTGCCGGTTCCTATGCCATGGAACAAAAGAGATGGCTCCATTCCTGACGACGCTGAATTGCATTTGTCCTTCAAAGTGCCGAGAGGCTATGTCGCTGAGTTACTGGTCCACAAGGCTCTTGATCGTAAAGAGCTTCTCAAGCTTGCTGTGGGTCGCGGCATAGAAATTGGTCCCGGCCCAAGGCCTCAGGTTCACGAAAGCAGCAGCACGTCGGTGCGTTATCTGGAGGAAATGCCTATCGAAAAATGGGCGGAACTCTACGACCCAACCGGCAAATACGGAACAGCAACGGCGGATTTCTCAAAGTATGTCATCGGCACTGCCGACAATTTGCCGGCAGAAGATGGGTCGCTCGATTTCATTTTCAGCAGCCACGTTTTTGAGCATCTCGCGAATCCACTTGGGCATCTGGCCAGATGGCGGGAGAAATTGGCGCCCGGCGGCGTAGTCCTGGCGATCATCCCTGAGATGCATTCGACAAAGGATTCGATAGGAAGGCCATCGACGATCGATGAGATCCGCGCCGAATTTGAAGCTGGAATTTGGAGGCCCAACGAAGGCCACTATGAACGATACTTCACTCTTCGCGGCATGAAGGAATCAGCGAAGGACATGATGGAGAAGAACAGTTCCATCCATGCGCACTACTATGACAAAGACAATCTGAAGGTATTACTGGATACGGCAGTGGAAGAGCATGGGTTTTCATCTTACCAAATCATCCATGAAGACAATCATAAGGACTTCTATTTCTCAATTCGGAAATAGATGAAGTTCGACGAGTCTTATTCTCCCCACACCGCAACGGTGATGGCTACTCCGGCTTAGCACTGGTTGCCGCTTGGCCTTTTTACGCCGGCGCAAAACCTGCTTGGGCCATATCGTGGAAATGCGTTTTGGAAGGAGCCGGACTCAATGCCCTCTGAAGTACCCTTCGCTTTGCGCCTGCTTCACAAATAGGTCGATAGCGATCGCGCTTCCATATTGCGAATAGTGCACCTTGTCTCGCAGCATCGGCAATCCATCCTGGGTCTTGAGGCTGCAAACCGCGTCTTTGCAGAAGACGGAGTTGGCGTCGAAGAACGTCACGTTTGGATGCTTGCCGAGAACATCTTTCAGCACCAGGGACAGTTCGTGCTGCTTGTCGAGAACTTCGACCTCAGTCATCTGGCAATTCTTCGCCGGCTGTGTGAATGGCCGGGCAAAGCAATACTTGGGTTCATAGTCGATCTCAGGCTTAGGGCCAAAAAGGAAGACCTTGATTCCTTTCGATTCGAGAAATGAAATTCGCTTGTCGAGACCATCCCGGTAGCGCGGCGCCCATGCGGCATCGTTTGCGGCGATTTTCGTAAAGTAATCGATCAGCCGGCCAGCACTGTCAAATCGAGGCCATTTGGCTTCCAGGATCGCATATCGCAGGCTTGGCGTCTCGGAGATGATCTTGTCCTGCGTCTCACACTGCGTTCTGATCTCCGGATCTCCGGCGGACGCGCTTGGATCGCATGAACCATACGACAAGATTATCTCATCCTTCGTCGCCGGATTGGCCACAAGGCCGGCTACCAGGGCATTCGCGTAGCTGTCCCCGAGAAGGATCATCGTGGGGGAGCCCTCACGCGTCTGTGTGCAGAAGTATCGGAAATTCGGCGGATATTTGGCTTTGCAGATGTCGTTGCTCGTGTATTTCCAGGTCGTGCCTTCCAGCTGCTCGTGAATCTTCGCATCCATCGCGACGCCCTCACGTATAGGGGCGCCGTTGTAGAGATAGATCGAATAGCCGACCATGCCGACAAAGCAGACGATATAGGTTAGCGTCATCGTAATGGCGCGGGACGTCCACTTGCGTCGAATATTCTTTTCGATGAGCAGATAGGTGCCCGTAGCCAGGGCGAATCCTGCGACAACAGCCGCCGCCCGAGTCTCTAGGCTCGGTGTTTCTCCTTCGATGATACGAGCGAACGCCAGCAACGGCCAATGCCAGAGATATAAGGGAAAGCTGATGAGGCCGATCCATACCATCGGGCGATTGGCGAGTAGCTTCGTGTTGATCCAATTGCCGGAGGCGGAAAGGATGAGAAGGGCTGCTCCAACACTCGGAAAAAGCGCGCGCCAGCCCGGGAAAGTGCTTGCAGCCGAAAGGCAAGCGAGCGCTACACCTATCAGAATTGCGCCTGCTACGGCCGTCAAACTAGAGGCACTCATCCGGTTTGCAATCACGCCGACAAAGGAGGGCCGCTTACTGCGCCCATCGATCAAGATCTGTGCGAGCGCTGCGCCGATGAGCAGCTCCCATATCCGGGTGAGGGGCGAATAGAAAGTTGCAACCGGGTGGGCGTGGACGCTCGCTACATTAGCGATGAACGACAGCGCCGCAAAAAGCAGAATGATCGGTAGCTTCGGAAGACGAAATCTGAACACGGCCCAGAGGACCGCTGGCCACACAATGTAGAATTGCTCTTCGATCCCGAGCGACCATAGATGAAGCAGCGGTTTCGTTTCCGCCGCGCTGTCGAAATAACCGCTTTCCTGCCAAAGCACCAGGTTTGACACAAAGCCGGCGCCACCGGCGATGTGCTTGCCCAGTTCCTTATATTCCTCGGGAAGAAGGGCGAACCATCCAAACGTCGCGGTCGCTGCAAGCACGATCGCCAAGGCAGGAAAAATGCGTCGAGCGCGCCGGCCGTAAAAATCGAGAAGGTTGAAACGACCGTGGTTCAGGTTCTCCAGCAGGATCGTCGAGATCAGGAAACCGGAAATCACGAAGAAAATGTCGACGCCAATGAAGCCGCCCGGCAGTACGGTCGGAAATGCATGGAAGATAACGACCGACAGGACTGCCACCGAGCGCAGGCCGTCAATGTCTGGACGATATCCTATCCCGTGAACGCTGCGATCAATCGGTGACGCGCCAACCGGGCGGCCTGTCGATATGTTCATTTTGTCTGTTCCTCGCTAACCGCGGCTACCACGCAGGGGCGAGCAAATCAACGGGAGGGGCGTCTTTTGCTGGGGGCATCACGAATGCCAGCATCAGTATCGATTTCGTTCTGGCGTAAATGCCGAACCCCAATCGCCGCACAAGGCGACCTTAACAACGGATAAATCCACGCATTCCGTCTCTTCTGGAGCGGCATGTCTCACCCCATCCACAATCCGGAGCCCACTTCATGCTCGTCCATAACTGGCGCGCAGTGCTGAAACACGCCTGGAGCGTCCGCCTCATGGCGCTGGCGCTGCTCTTCATCATCATTGAGCCCGTCTACACCTTCGTCGCCGCGACCTGGCTATCCCGCAACATCTACATCCAGCTCGCCATGTCGGTGGCGACAGGGCTTCTCGCCGTTGCGGCGATTATCGCCCGCATTTTCGTCCAGCAGAAAATCTCAGGAGATCTGAATGGCAAACCGCCTGCAGAAGGGTAGTGCCGCCGCGGCCATGGCTGTGGCGCTTGTCGGATCGTTCGAGGGGTTGCGCCAGAATGCCTATCCGGATCCGGCCACGCAAGGGAAGCCCTGGACGATCTGCTATGGCAGCACCAATGGCGTCAAACCTGGGGATCACAAGACGGTGGAGCAGTGCAAGGCGCTCCTGGCGCTGGAGCTCAAGACCTATGCCAGCGGTGTCGGAAGCTGCGTGCATGTTCCGCTGCCGGATGCCCGCTTCGTGGCGCTGACCTCCTTTGCCTACAATGTCGGCGTCAAGGCGGCTTGTGGGTCGAGCGCGGTCAAGCTCATCAACCAGGGCAGGACGGCCGAGGGTTGCGAGTCGCTTTTGAAGTGGAACCGCGCGGCCGGCATCGTCTTTCCCGGCCTGACACGGCGCCGGCAGAAAGAACGCGCCTTCTGCCTCGAGGGCATCTGATGTTCTCCATCCTCGACACGCTCAAAATGGGCGCCGGCATCGCCGCCGGCCTTCTGCTCTATCATCTCTATGCCGTCTCGATCGGCTATCCCTCGGCGGCCCGCGAGGCGCGCGCCGGCTATGTCCTGCTGGCCGAGAAGAGTGCAGCCGAAGCGAGGGCCGCCGAGATGGAGCGCCAGCGCAACGCCGCCGCCTGGGCGAACGAGGAGCATCGCAAGCGCCTCGCGGCCGCGGAAGCCGCCGAGCAGGCCGCCAGAGACACACTCGAAATCGAGATCCAATCCTATGAACTTCAGCTTTCGGAAAAGAACCGCGCTTGCGCTGTCACTGCTGCTGATCGTCAGTGGCTGCTCCGCCGCTGAGCGGTTGAACAAGGCGGCGGTGACGACGGGTCAGGCGGCGGCCGGCATCGCGCTGCCGCCTTTGCCCAATGATCTGCGCCGGCAGGAAGCGCATGCGCCTGTTGTCGAAGGCGAGCCTGTGATCGCCATCCTCGCCCGCGAGCGCCAGGCTCTCGACCGGGCCAATGCCCGCCAGGGGCGCACCCTTCAGTTCTACGACGACCTCACCAGCAGATATGGAACACGCCCATGATGAATGCCATTTCGCTTGCCCTGACGAAGCCGATGGGTGGGGCCCCTGCGATACCCCCGCCATGGGTGCCGGATACCAATCGCTATATGCCGGCCGCCACGGGCACCCGCTGGCCGGCGGGTTTCACGCAAACCTACGCGGCCGACCTGAACTATCAATGTTCGAAGCTGTTCTTCGGCTCACCGGATTACGAAACCAACGATTTCCTTATTCCCTTTGTGGGTTTCGGCTGCACAGAGGGCGGCCTTGCGCCGCAGGAGACGATCTTGCCGAATGCGGATATTGCGATCGATGAAGTGTTTTTCATCCATCCGAACGGCACGGAATACCCGGTACTCTTCGGCGGCAACGCGGCCGCGACCGTCACGGCGTCGACCGGCATTGTCTACGGGCAAGTGACGCTGCCAAGCGCCCTGCCGGCCTGGTCTGTCTTCGGCATCCGAACGGTGTGGCACGGTACGATCGGGCAGACCTATATTGGCGGCTATCGCTGCCAGCGCCATCGGGGCGAAAAATATTGGGCCGCCGCCGATTTGACGTCAATTCGGGCGCTGGCCCTGGCGAACGGGGCGAGCACGCCAGCCCGCGATACGTTCTATAATACGGTCGGCAATGAGAGCAACTCGCAGCCTCTTGCCTATGGCCCTGCAATGGTTCTGGCCAAGGGGTGGGACGGCCGGCCGGTTCCGATGGTCCTGTCCGATAGCCTCATCGAGCGTCAGGAGATTGCCGCCACGGCCGATGCCAGGCGCAACATGGGCATGTGGCTGCGCTGGCTTGATGTGCGAGATCCGGTATGGGGCAGTATCATGCCCCTCGTCATGGGCGTCCCCGGTTCGAAGTCGGTGCAGGAACTGGCGACGTCGGCAACCAAGCGCTGGGCCTTGATCGATGCGATCCGTGACACATACAACGGCGGCAAGAATATCTGGACGTTCGTTCTCGACCAGTCCGGCCGCAACGATAACAGTGCCACGTCAAGCACATGGTCGAACGCCAAGCTTGGCTTGGTCGACCGCGTCAAGACGCGCTATGGGGCGGGCATCCATGTCGTTGGCGTCACCATAATTCCGACCATGACCGCTTCGTCGGACAGCGGCCGGACGGTCGCGGGCTATACCGTTCCCGCCTTATGGACAACCACCTTGGCGACGGTGAACAACACCATCAAGGCAAGTTCTCGTTATGCCAAGGTCATCGATCAACTGCTTGCCTTCACGGCGGACACTGATCCGACGAAGTCGTCGGCCGCTGAAATGTTTCCGCTCGGAAACGTCGTCGGGCATCCTGGAAATCAGGACGGCGTGACGACGTGGGACACGATCAAGCTGCCGGCTTCAGTGCCGGACGGCACCCGCATCATGTTCGAATATCAGCCTGGTCAATGGACGTTGAGAAACACCTATGGCCGCATCGACAATGGCGACGGGACGGCCGACTATAAGGTGCAGGAGATATTCGCCACCAACGTCCAGGACAATGCCGCGCTGCTGGCTCACGGCATGAATCTCGATACCACGTCTTATGTCCATCCGACGCTGCATGGGATCTTGCGATTTGTCGGCCGCTTGCCGCAATCCGAAAAGCTGAAATTTTACCCCTAGTCGAGCGCTGAGAGAGATGACATCCAATGACGATATTCTCCGCGCTCTCGGGCGCGTCGAGGGAAGGCTGACAGGCATCGAGGACAACGTCGCGCTTCTGCGCAAGGAGGTCAGCGACGAAAAGGCCAATGCCCACAATAGCCGCGCCGTGATCCACCAGCGGCTCGACGAACAGGCCAGGCAGATCGCCCATCTCGATACCAGGGTGGCGATCAGCGGCGGTGCGGATGCGCAGATCCGCGAGGAAATCAAAAGCTTCAAGGAGACCGTCGAGAAGAACCAGGAGGCGGTCGGGCCGGCACTTGAAGAGTGGAAACGGATGAAATCGATCGGCTATGGGATATCGGGGCTTATCGCGTTTGCCGGCCTGACGATTGGCGGGATGATCGCCTATGCGAGCGACGGCGCGGTGGCAGCGCTTCGGCATTGGTTGAAGATCAATTGATGGGTGGTGCCGCTCACTCCTCGGCCGGTCTTGGGTGTGGCGTGCGCAGATGCATTTCGTGCTCTACAGATAGCCTACTTTTGCGGTGGCGATGGCGCTGTTTCGTTTTATGAATATGAACCCGTTGATGATCCCTTTACGCGCCGCCTCGGCGCCTGGCAGACCGATACTCTTGCTCGCCCCAAAACCGAAGCAAACCAGACTCCTAAATTTTAGGCGTCACTAACGAACAAAACGGCGGCCTGCTGGTTTTCCTCTCAGGAGGAAACGGTCATGAAAACCATGAGCAATCGCCAAGTTCGCATTCCCGGCCCGCGAGAGCACGATGTTGCGGAACATTGCCGCAAGTTTGGGATCGGCCCGGCCGAGGAGAAGAAGCTGAAGAAACTTCTCGGCTCTCGGGCGCCGCTCCATGAAATCCAGGCCAATGCTCCGCCGCGGCAGCCGAGGTGGCGTTAGATGGCGAGGGTCGCGGAAGACGTCGCAGGTGATCAATACACGCCACATTACGGCAATGATTCAAAGATTGAGCGGAACAGAGCAGCGCCGTGAACGCTCGCGAAAGAGGTGCTTTTGCCGGGTTTTGACATGATCGATCTTGTTTAAGACGTGGGCCGAATCTCCGGCTTGCTCCACTTGGACCTGCTGAAAGCCCTGCTCCGGCGGGGTTTTTCGTTGGCGTTCTAATGAGCCTGTCGGTTTTCGCCCGGCGCGAGCTTATCGGTGTGACGGTCGCAACGTGCCCGGGCAGGTTGTCGATGATCCCCGGCGGAATTTCCGGGATCGTGGCGTCGTATCTCTGCCGGGGAACTTCCGACAATATCAGGGGTTTTGCCGGCGGATCGCGCGGCAGGTCTCGTCTCCTGTACCTACTGCTACCCCTGCAGTTGCTGCGCGGTCCACTCATGCAGGTATGATGGCGCTTTGCTCCCGGCTGTCGTCAGCGGGCAAAGTCATTTGTCGTTTGTCGACTTTGGAAGTTCACACGCTCGAAGACGCATCGATCCGCGTCGGCGCCAGTATCTGCGATGGATCAAGAAGGCACAGTTGCGCGCCAGGAAAGCCTGTCAACGCTGCAGTTGCCGCGAGAGCATGAGAATGTAATCGTCGGCGATATCGGCAACCACCATGGCGGCTTCCGCGGCCGTGTATCCCTTGCCGATGGCGTCGCTGACGATTTTCATCACGGCCGGTTC